GCGGGGATTGTAAAATATTACGAGGCTTATTATGCAAAAGGTAATTAATGTATTAGCAGTTCTATCATTTTTAGGAACTGCAGGTATCATCGGTGGAGGAACGGTTGTTTATCTCCGTCGTGACGCTATCGCTGAGGGTGTCAAAGAACGTGTCGCTAAGGCAGCGACAGAGGCAATTGCAAAAGCACTTCCAGCGATGATGGATGCTGCTATGCCCGAACTCCCTGAAACTACTGGTCCCGCTCTTCCATTTTGATAATCAAACATGAAAAAAATTATTGCTTCCCTGGTTGCTGCGGCAGCGGTTGCCCTACCTGCCCATTCAGACCCAATCA